TCCCATTGAACTACGCCCGCTTTGAGGTGCGTAAGGCATTATAAACCTTACGCACCGTCTGGCAAGGCGGAAGCACGCTAACCGATGATTAATTAATCAGTTAGCACTTCGGCGGGGAGCCCTGCGGCGGCAGGTAGCGGAGTGGATCGATGGCGGTGGCGCGGTAGCGCAGCTGGAAGTGCAGCTTCACCGAGTCAGTATCAGAGCTGCCCATCGTGGCAATCTTCTGCCCTATTTTTACGCTCTGGCCGTTGTTCACCAGCAGCGTGTCGTTGTGGGCATAGGCGGTGATGTAATCCTCACTGTGCTTAATCATGATGAGGTTGCCATAGCCGCGCAGCTGGTTGCCGACGTAGACCACCTTCCCTGATCCGGCGGCGTAAATGGGTTGACCGCGTGAGCCTGCAATGTCGATGCCCTTGTTACCGCCGTCGGCGGAGGAGTACGGCAGCACCACGGTGCCGCTTGTCGGCCAGCGCCAGCAGCGCTGCCCTACCGGAGGCCAGGAGGCTGGCGGCACGGTGACGACGCGTGAGGAGGAGCTGCCGCTGCTCTTACCGGAGGATTTTTTACCGGAACCATTCACTCGCAGCCGCTGGCCGATCTCAATGGTATAGGGCGGAGAGATACCGTTAAGGCGCGCAAGATCCCTGACGCTGGTGCCGGTCAGGCGCGAAATACGCGACAGCGTATCGCCACGTTTAACGACGTAGACATCTTCATCCGATAGCTTGTTCGATGAACAGGCGGCCAGCAGCATGCCCAG